CCTCCCAAGCCACCAGAACAGGGAAGGCTAACCACTCGGCAGCGGCAAGGCGAAACCCTTAATTCTCCCGGCGCCTTTGCCCCCACCTATGGCTTCGAGGCCGTCCAGGATGTCGCTCCTCTCGGCGACCCCATCCCTCTGGTCTATGCCAAGCGTGAGTTCTTGAACGGGCAGTGGTATGGCGGCGTGCGCATCAATACCCCGCTGCTTTGGAGTCAAATTTGGTCGCTCGGCGGCAGTCAGATGTTGCGTGCTGTGTTCTTGGTGGGTGAGGGCAGTGTTGGTGCCATCCATCCGCACAGCTTTGCCATTGGCAACAATACGCTCGGCGCCTATTCCTTCGAGGGCGATCTGCAGCGCATTGCTGTTTACAGCGTCTCCGATGGTGGTCGCATGGCCATTGGGAACTACCTGTCTGGCTCCCGCAATGACATTGGGGCCAAGGGTATCTATGGGTCAGACATCTTCCAAGTGGAAACCACACCAGGCGTTGCTGCGCCTTGGTTCTGCGGTGCGTACAAGCCAAGCACTTCCACGAGCTTTGGCCTTTACTCGCCCATTGCAAACGGCCTCGGCTATCGCATCAATCCTCGCATTCGTCCGCTGCGCACGCTGCAGATCAAGACAGACGAATACGAAGCAGATGATGATGCACAAGCAACGGCAGAAGCGTGGAAATACAAATACTGTTACAGCAGCAAAGCAGGCATTATCTCCACTAGCAAGGGAGGCACTGCTGAATCCATCGTTTCTTTGGAAGTGGGCGATACGTTTGTCTACATGCTTAGTTCTAAGTCTGATGGCGTATTTCAGCGCACAACAAATCCTTCCATTGTTGTCAATTCGTTAAACAGCGACAATGCAGTGGGCTCTACAGACGGTCAGGAAACATTGGTAGCAGTAGGCCAGTCCGTAGCGGGCAGGCAAAAGCAATACGACTCGGCGCTACAAGAAGGGGAGCTGTACAAAGCTGGATCGTGCTTGGCGGTGCTGACAGAGCGCAGTCCTGTCTTTATTAGTGAAGCCGATTATTCAACTGAAGCTCTAACTGATGAGAACTTCCTTGAACTACAAGATGACCTTGGAGCTCCTGGGGAAAGTGCGTTCTATACATTTCGCGTGGTTAGGGCAGGGCAAGTGGGTGTAGTTGGGCAGGATCTTGTGGACACTCGGTTCTTTGATACGGTAGGCAGTAATGAGATTCGTCCTGCAGAAGGGGGCGCTTACCCTGCTTCGCAGCCTTGGCGTTATCAAACTGTTGGACTGGATTATGGTGCAGGGCAAATTGGCCGACGTTATTACACGGCATCTGCCTTCCCTCAAATCTTCCGCTGTGCGCTGGGCAGTGTCAGTATCAATCGCGAAACACGCCATTTTGAGATTGGTATTCGCAGCACAGTTGCCATGCAAATTCAAGGCATGTGCAATTTTGCTGACATTCCCGCAGACAAGAAGGAGCTTACCGCTGCTGGAGGGGCAGTTACCGTCTCCACCACTTCAGGCTCTTTCAATCCCACCAATAATGTGAGCGGGTTAGAAAACGGCACACGCACATCCGTTATTACGCTCACAGAGACAGGGGATGGTTCAGGGCTGAAAGTGGATACGGTTGTGACTGGAGGCACGTTACAAAGTGTTTCGGTGGCGACTCCGGGAACAGGATATGCCGTCAATGACGTGGTGCGTTTTGCCTTGTATGAGCCGGACTTTACAATTCGTTTCATCTATTTGACGATTGATTCCATTGATACAACGATTGCCACTCCTAGCGTCATCCCTGGATACGAATCAGTCAACTGGAAGGCTGCTGATGGCCTTGCAAATAAAAGTGCAGAGAGCAATCTGACGAATACAGTATTTAGCTCTGGGAGTATTACAACACCAGAGAAGCGGTATAGTTTTTTCCGCTTAACCTTGCGCTCTGACCCAGCAGCGTCTAGTGAATTTGCGCCCGTTAGCGACTATGTGTTTGCTGTAGCCGGAGCAAAAGAAACCCCGTCTTTCAACTTCATTCGTTTCATCATGAACAATGATGCAAGTTGGGAGGTGCGCACCGAGCCTGTTTCAAGCTGGGAAGTTAGAAACTTGCAATGGCGCATTGTTGAATTGCGTGCTGACAATCTCACTACTGCATCCACTCTCGCTCTGCCTTTTGACCAAGGCACTCTCTACGTGAAAGGTCAATACCTTGATACCAATTCTTTTGATGAACTGTTTGACGTGCAGGGCTTGCGACCCAAGCTTGAAATTGGCATTAGCTGGTCTGAGGGCGCGTATGGTTCGCTAACTGATGGCACCTACCTAGATAGGTATGCGCGTGCTGCTGAGTTCTTCATGTATGACGAGATCACAACGTCGTGCTCTTCTGCTCCTGAGCATGAAATTGCCTATGTCAACGTCATCCAGCCCAATCCATCTACGCCTCAGTATGACAACTTGTGCCTTGTCGGCATCAATGCAAGAGCAAGCCGCGAGTGGTCGCAGTTCTCACAGCTTTCGGCTTACGTCACTGAAGGCAAGGAAGTGGAGCGTTTGCTCGGCGGATTTGGTGCCACGCACTTGTTCCCAGAGATTCTCTACGATTTCATGCTGGACAAGCGCTACGGGCTCGGCAACGAGATCAGTGCTGAACAGATCGACATTGCATCATTCACGGCTGCCGCGCAGTTCTGCCAGAACAATCGTTTCTTCTATGACGGCCCGAAGATCAACACAACCAACTGGCGACAATGGGCGGCAGACATTGCGGCTACGCACTGCCTGCTGTTGATTGAGCGCGGTGGCATCTTCTACCTGGAGCAAGCCATTCCAGAGAAGCCCGAAATTCGCGGTCTGTTCACGGCGGGCAACTGCATCAGCATGGAACTCACCATGGCAGAGACGGAACAAAGACAGCCCATCACAGTATCAGTGAAGTTCAGGACGGAGCGTTATGGAGGCAATGCACCTTCTGAAAGCACCGATCCGGCTTATGGCCTGTTTCCTGAACCCAAAGAGCGCATTGTCTACCACACTCAATGGGGAGAAGGGACAACGGAAAGCGTAGACGTGTCGGAGTATTGCACCAGCGAAGAACATGCTCTAAAAGCTGCTCGCTACATCATTGGCGCACGAAAGCTTTTTGATCACACAGTCAAGATTAGTACAACTTACGAAGCACTGACTGGCCCATTGGCCCCTGGTGATTTCATTAAAGTGGCACTTGATTACACGCACTACAACCAATTCATCAATGGCGCCGTCACTGGCGATGGCAATCTTGTGTCTTCCACGGCACTGTCTGACGGCAGTTATGAAGTGGTGTATTGGACTGGAGAGAAAGATACAGAAGTGACGGAGGGCTTGCTTGTCGTTGGCAATGGAGGAACAACGGCATCTCCCGCTGGAATTGTATTCACTGTCAAGTCTTCGGAAATTCTCACACGCACCTATCGCATTGATTCCATTCAACCAAGCGAGGATGGCTATGAAATCGAAGCAGTTCATACTCCACTTTTGGAGGACGGCACTCTTCAGCTCTATGCTGAATGGAGCGATTCATCTTACTGGACGGAGCTTTGATCATGGTTGACTTTCCTTCTGTCACCCCCACTTCCATGGACTTTACTGCTCCTGAATTTCCAGTGAAGAGCAATAGCTCTTTAAGTGGAGTGGTTTCTCGTAGAATCTTCGGCAATAGAGGATCTCGTTCCGTATTGAGTATGAACTTTGACAACTTGGCCGATGCCATTGCTGCTGAATTTTTGACTGCCTGGAAATCAGCAAAAGGTCAGTTTGAAGCAATTAACGTTCCCTCCATTGTTTTTGATGGAGCAGCCGGTGAGCTGGCAGATCTTCTTTCCGATGGGGGAGATTCTTTGGCGTGGCATTTTGCGGAGCCGCCTCAATTGCAAAGAGTGAAACCAGGCATCAGCAGCGTGCGTATTGTTCTTGAAGCAACTCGTGATTTCTAGCTACACTAAAACTAAAAAGAGGAAGGAATCTTGGCAGTTCTCACTGGGAAAAATGGTGCTCTTCGGTGGAATGGTGCCACTGTTGGCAAGGTGAGGTCATGGTCGCTTTCCGTTAATCGGGATGCCCTTGAAACAACAAGCCTTGGCACTCATGACCGTACTTATACCACAGGCATGCGTGGTTCCACCGGCAGTGCAGAGCTGATGTACGACCCTGATGAAGCAGGGGCGGTGGCGCTGTTGAATAGCATTTTCAGCAATGATGCGAGCGGCGCACAGTCTGTTGAGTTCATCTTGGATTCTGCTGGTAGCAAGACATTTAGCTGCTCTGCTTTTGTAACTGGTGCATCTCCAAGTGTGACTGTCGGCGACATTCAAACATGCTCTATCTCCTTTCAAGTGTCTGGTCAACTTAGTGGCGGCTTCTAAGCATGGCTGTTCTTGGCAGAAATGGTATTGTCAGGCTTCGCCGGGACGCGCCAAATCCTATTGTCATTCCTGAATCAGCATCGCGAGCAGATATTGATTCGCTGCTAATTAGTAGTCAAGAATTTTGGAATGGGGATGAAGTGAGACTTTTGTCTCCAAATGGACTCCCCATTTCAACGGATGCACTTCCAGGTGGCGTTGGATGCTATTTCGGCAGTGTATGGGACTTGGGAGTCAATCGGCAGCACGTAACAGCAGATGATGATGAATACTACGTGAGCAGTGATGACAGTGTGCTGTTTTACAATCAAGGCGCGCTAGTACATACTGCCACTTACTACATCTATAGAGACAGGCTTGATCGTGTGAGCTTTTACGCTACGCGAGCGGAAGCATTGCGCGGTGACCCTGCAGATCGCATCGACATCAAGAAGCTTGATTTTCAATACATTATTGTCTCCCCTGCTGGCACTGAAGAATACGACAATGCCATTGCTGAATGCGTGGCGGCTGCTGGTGATTATCGTTTTAGTGATGTTAGAGACGAGGTGACGCTGGACAGCATTTGTGATTTCCCTCCATTGTACTTACAGCCAGTTGCGGGAAGTGGCGAATACGACGATGCAGAGCTAAGTCCTCGGCGATGGGTGAATGGTTTTCCATGGGTGGTGCAAGGACTTGTTGAGGAGTGGAGTGTTGAGCTAGATGCTGCTGGCATTAACACCACTGCAGTTGGGGACAAATTTGGTGAAAATGTTAAGTCCATTGTGAGCGGTGGTGGCAGTTTTGATTTCTACATTGACAGGCAAAGCTCAGAAGGGAACTACGATGCCACATCCTTGCTTCAACTTTTACTGCTGACAGAAAAGGGCTGCAAAGCCAACGCTCAGTTCTACATGATTTTTGACAGGGACGATAGCGTTGAAAGGCCAGAGTTACTGCCCGGCGATTTGTTCTATGAATGCGACATTTTGATTACAACCAGTGCTGTTAATACACGAGCGGATGCTCTCATTGTCGGCACAGCTAATTTTGTTACGACAGGCCCGATTGAGATTAGAATGGGCACATAGGACTAGGGAAGCACCAAAACAGCATGACAGCTATTATCCTGCCCGGCCAAACTGGTGCGATTGACGACATCAATATCACGCAAGCAAATTATCGCGATCAAATTGCCGCGATTGCCACTGCTGCTCGTCGCTATGTGGGTGGCACTGCACAGGGCGTTAGTACCACTTGCCTGTACGTTGACCCCGAGATTGGCACTGATGATTGGCAAAGCGGCGTAGCTGACGGCTCTGCCGTCCCGCCGCTGACTAACCAGCAGATCACTGCCGGCTACAGCAAAAGTGCCCCGTTCAAGACCCTGCAGCGTGCGCTGATTGAGGCCGCTCGCCTGTCCATTGTTTCCGGCAGCAATAATGATTTGTATGACCGCGTGGTGATTCGCGTGTCGCCCGGCGAGCATATCATCGACAATGCACCGGCTGGCTCTGAAACCGTCAGCTCTTGGGGCAGCTCCTTCTCGCCAACTGCCGAAAACCTCCGCGCCTTCAATGGCAGTGGCATCGGTGTGATCCTGCCTCGTGGCGTGAGCATCGTCGGCGAGGATCTGCGGAAGTCCGTGATTCGCCCGAGCACAGTTCCTGCTGCCAACCTCAATCCCTCCACTGCTCGTGGTGCCATCTTCAAGGCCACTGGTGGCAGCTTCTTCTTCAACTTCACCTTCAAAGACGCGCTCGGCGTCACCACTTCACACCACCTGCTGTCTGCATTTGAATTCTGTGCTGAAGCAGAGCTGAGCGCCTTCTATGCCAAGGTGGCCACGGCATTTGGGCTCAACCCTGCAGACATTGAACTGATCAATCCCGGTGAGACGCAGATCACTACGGTCTACCCGGATGGCACTGCCACGTCTGACGTGGACTCCACACGCGGTAGCTCGCCGTATGTGTTCAACTGCAGCTTGCGTTCTGATTATGGAATGTGCGGCATGTTCCTTGATGGCAGCAAGGTAACAGGCTTCAAGAGCATGGTGGTGGCGCAGTTCACCAACGTGTCCCTGCAGAAGGACATGAACGCATGGGAGATCTATGGAAGTGGAAGCTGGAGCGTCCCTGCAAACTACGCTGCCTACATCGCTTCCGACATCAACAATGTCCGCTATCGCATTGCGGGCAACATCAATCACACCACTGGCTGCTACGACACCGACTACCGCAACTTCGGCTTCAAATGCATTAACAATGCCATTCTGCAGGAAGTGAGTTGCTTTGTGATTGGTGATGCAGTGCATCATTGGACCGCAAGCGGTGGCGAATGCACCATCACTAATAGCAATTCCAACTTTGGCTTGACTGCACTGCTGTCATCTGGCTTCCGTGGCATTGGAACTGGGGGCGGCTCTTTTGAGCAAGACAAGGGCTTCTTAGCCAAGGTGGTTCGCCGTGCTCTCAAGATCCGCACTGATGGCAGCAATGTTCGTCAAATTACAATAGGCACCGTCGCTGGCTATGACAGTGGCACTGGCGTGCTGACGCTTGACGCCGCATTCGACCCCAATCTCACCTTTGGTCGTTACGGCTACAGCCTTAAGCAAGATGATTACATTTGGATTGAAAACCGCAGCCGCGATACTGGCCCCGGCTTCGTGCCTGGCGACAAGAATGCCTCCACTGCCATTGACGTAAGAGCCAAGCTAGCAGCAACACCGTGGGCAGAGGGTTCGCCCACGCTGATCAATGTCAATCCCAGCGGTGACCTCGCGGTCAACAACATCACAACGATGGATCCGGCGGTGCTTATTGGCAACCGCGTTTACATTCGTCGCCTTGTTGATACACGCACTCCTAGCGAGCGCAAGTTTTCAGTTGTCATTGAAAACAGCAATCCTGCTGCCACTCGTCGCCCAGTTGGCAACTTTATCACCCGCCTCGGCGCTCGTGGTAGTGCAGCGACTCAGCTTGATCCCACCAACGGCTCTGGTCAGGTGTTTCTTGTAAGCGAGTCGTCTGTAGACAATACAGGCGGCAGCGTGTCGTCTAGTCGTTACAACGTCGTCCTACGCCCTGGCGATTCGGCCAGTAGCTTCACTGCTGGTGCTTACTATCGCGTTGGTACACCTGCGCTCAATTCCAGTCGCATCTACCGGTCGAAGCGCAACGATTCGTTTGATTCGTTCTCGAACGATGAATGGGAGCCGACACTGCCAATGCTTGTCAACGAGCGTGGTATTGAATCGCTCCGCATTGCTATCGCCCCCGAGGTGTTGATTGACAAGGATCTATCCAATGATCCAGCAAGCACAGACCTCGGTGTTGATCAAACTACCGACACCGACATCCTCCAGCAAATCAGGAGCGCTACGGACTATCGCGGAATTGCTGATTTCATGCTTGCTATTGGCTATAGCAGCGCCAATGTCAATTCTGTCCTTACTCTGCAAGATAGTGCTGATGTGCGTGATTGGGATCCATCGGCACTCAGCAGCCCTGCACCAAGCGGCAAGCTTGATGCGCGTGGCTATTGGCCCATTGAATTCAATCGTCCAAGCCTGATTCGTGCTTTTGGTCAAGCCTATGAATGGGCCGGCCAAGGTAACTATTCCAAGGCAATGCCGAAGTATCAAGTGACGGCATTGAGCGATCAGCACAAGGTGGACTACTTTGCCGTCAATCACATGGGAGGCCGAGTGTACAACACCGGCTTCAACGAGGATGGCTTGATCGTTCAAGGCGACACGATCAACGACCTTGGCACGAATACTGTCGTCACCACTGAAACTGCTGGCCTTGGTGCGCTTGGTGGCGATCCCGACTTCCCGGTGGTGCCAACGCAGTTTGACACGCTGACGGTCACAGACGAATTCAACTCACTCCAAGAAGCTACGTTCAACAATCTGACCATCAACGGCACCATTGAAGGGGCTCCAACGTTCGCTCCAAATGTTTTGCCGGTGGCGAGCGATGCAGTTGCTGGCATTATTGAACTTGCCACTGCTGCTGAAGTTGCGGCGCTAGAAGACATCAATAAGGCAATCACGCCTGCCACTCTTGGAGGAGTACGTGGGGTTGCAAGTGGCATTGCCTCTTTGGATGGTAGTGGAAAAGTGCCCACCAGCGAGCTACCCAATATCCCCATTGGAAACCTGCCTGCTGCTTCTACAACGCAAACAGGCTTGATTGAGATTGCTACTAATGCAGAAGCTGGTGCTTATAGCGACACAGGACGTGCGCTGGTTCCAAGCAATCTTGCAGCTCTTCGCGGGGCGGTAAATGGCTTGGCGTCGTTGGATGGTAGTGCTCTGCTTCCTACTGCTCAACTTCCCACCATCCCTCTTGCCAACATCCCGACGCTGACCAACGCTAAGTTGCCAGTGTTGGAGCTGGCGAAAATTCCAACATTGCCGGCTAACAAGATTGACCTAGCCCCAGCGACATGGGTGGTTGATGCTGATAACTTTGCCAATAGTGCAAACTTTGTTTATCAGCAAACCGTTGATGGCAATGCCATTACGCTTGGTGCCCCTCAACTTGCTGGCTATGAAGGAACAAGCGGCTTTATCCTTGTAACCAGAGGGTCGGGAGTGAGCACGCCATTTATTACGATTAACGATGCTGCATGGCGCGGCACTGTTAATACATGGGTGAGCCCAACAACTAGCTTGAATGGCCTCACTGGTGATGTGCTCATTGGCTATTACATTGCTTCGGCTAGTAGCGTTATTTACACTGCCTCCATGGTGTCCTGATTATGACTTTTGGGGTTCCCGCTTTTTTTGGCACACGTCAGCCCGTAGACACGCCAGCCAAGCCAGTGGCAATGGATGTGACGTTTGTTTACAGTAACGCTAGTGGCAATACTAATTTTGTCAATGGAGTGAGGACTGCTTCTAACATTGTCGCATTCAACACGGAACTTACTGCAGCGGGCATTGGGCAAAGCCTTGTGAATCGCTATAGCATGGCGAGTTTTGAATATGACATGCACTCGGTTTTTATTAACAGCCGACGCCCAATACCGCAAGAAATTGGCTTTGATTTTTCGAACAATCTCATTTTTGTTGTTGCGTCGGGCGTGGAGTTTGGTCTTAGGGCCACGGGAAACTTTAGTGTGGACAACAGCGGAGGCGGCGGAGGCACTCTTCCAGCGCCTCTCGACAGTGCTACCGACTATGCATTGTTTCAATCGGGCACAAACGCGTCCGGGCAAACATTTTATCGAGTGCTAGATGCCACGACTTCTGAAAGAATAAACCTCGGCTTCACTTCGTTTGGCGGTGTAAATCAGGGCTCTTTAACTCCTCCAGCATTTTACACATTCACGCGAACAGACCTCCGCGTGGATAGCGCCTATCTATGGGTGGAGGCAGATAATATTTCAACGGTGCAATGGTCAGACGCTAGAAATGTTGCCTCTCTTGGGGCGAATGACAAAGACGAGACTGGCGCCATTTACAACATTGCCGCTGTTAGTCGCTCGCACCAAGCTCTAGTTAGCGACATATACAACAACTGGCCTGATACCACTGATAGTTGGCCTAGTGGTCAAACGCCATCCGGTCCAGTTATCGACGGGAGCTATAGAAGCAGGACTAGCAATGTGGAGCGCGTCATTATTTCCACCTCCATTGGAGAGTCTGGATACGACGATGCGATTGTTGGCACGTATGGCATTGCAAATGGTCCCGTTGGAGCAGATTACAATCTTGACAATCAAGGCGCAAGTGGAGTGACGGACAATAATACCAATCTTCTTGAGCTTGACAATGCAATGCAAAATGCTTCGCTGAAGCAAAGGCTTGTATTTATCGACACGGAAACAGTGTCTTGCAGCGAAACTGCTAATCTTGTCGCAACGTCTGTCATTCCATCGGGATATTCGGAAGTGGGTGTGGTTTTTCCAAATTCAGTTTACGCGACGGTCATCTATGGACCTCCAAGCTTGATCAACGCAAGCATTAACGACATTCGAGTGGTGGGTAATCTTTCTAACACCACAATTACAGCAGCAGGAATTAGCGATGGATGGGGAACTGCAGGAAAGACAAACACTGGGCACTACGCTTTAATTACCAATGGTGGTGTGTTCATCAAATCACGCCTAGATCAAAATCTATCATTGGCATTTCAATTGCTTGGGAGAACAGTTGGCCAGTATTTGTATGATGCGTCTTTATAGACTAAATACACCGGCCCATGACCGGCTTCC